TCCCAGAAGGTCTTGATGCCCCTCCAGAAGATGCCTTGCCTACCCATCGCCTGATCCCGACTCATGGCGTATCCTGATGCCGTGTCGATATTCGAAGCGGATCCACCGAATAAAGAGGGGAAAGCCCCTACCTGAAACTGCCCCATGGGCCCGGCCAAATCCTGAATATATCGGTAGGTTTCTGAGCTGATTGGAGTGGGTTGGGGCTGAAAAAATGCGTCCGAGACTCTGCCGCTCACAGGCGGTGTAACCGGGTAATGGGCGCCAGGTTCGGCGGTCTGGTCGTCCAAAGCGTCAAAGTCTAGGACGGCATCATCGGCGTATATTGGCGGGACGCCGAATTCGATGTTCTCAACTACAAGGTTGTTCAGGGTGTTGTAGCGCTCCTGGATGGACACCATGGCCGTTCCGATTGCCGGCCGATTCTGCCCCTCTCCAGGCATGATGTTCATTACCGTCCAGTGGTCGTCCATGTTCTCGGCCCTGGCCTCGCAGAACTGTTCGGCAGCAAACGCGCAATAGACTCCCTTTGGGAAAATTTTTATCAGCTCTCGGCGGATGCCAGGATCATCTTCAGCCTCAAATACCCACGGACGAAGCCACACCCGGTCAAAGGTGATTAGGTTGGCAGATGGTGTCCCGGCTTCGTCGTAGATACCGCTATAGGAGAGGCGAAGCCTCACCTGGCGCTCGTATGTATCTTCTCCCCCGGAAGGTGTCTCCTGGGAGAGCTTATCCCTCACATGGGGGTAGGTGTACTGCAGCTTGGATCGGTGAACCTCATTCGACCAAATCAGGTAGGGGAATTCATGCTGGCTGTTGGCCCACATCGGAGTCCTGACCTCCAGGGATCCGAAGATGTCCAGGATCTCCTGGCCCTTCTCGATCTCCATGGATCCGTTCTGCTGCGGAACGTCATAGGACATCGGGGGCCGCATCGAACTTTCATTCAGGGGGGCTCCGCAGCCAGGGCAAACCTCCTGAAACTGAGAAAGGGGAGTGGCCGCGCCACACTCGGGACACGACATCATGGCTTCTTCGCCGGGCATCTGCATCTGGCCCAGACCCATTTGAGGCTGGTCCTTGTAGCCAAACCTCAACCCGTCCTGGACGTAGCGCATATAGCCGGCCACCTTGCCATCGGTCCAGGCGTAATAACCGATCAGCTCCAGTAGAGCCGTGGCCTTGTTGTTGCGCTGAATCAGTCGAATAACCTCACTCCCCACCTTTGCCGTGGTCACATCTTCAGGCTGTTCTGTGGACTGCGGGAAAAGTTGGGTGAGAGGAATGGATTGAGACAGGATTGCGATGATACTGAGCCCGAAAGCCTGGTAAATGTTGGTCACAAAGGAGTAACGAGGTTGCTGATCGGACAGTAAATCGCCACTGGCGATAGTCTCAAAGGGGAATCGCCACTCCTGATCCGACTCACTCCACCAAATGTTCTGGACGCCCTTCCAATACTCCCTGGCCTGTTTCGCTTGCTTGACTTCCTCTCGCCTGGCGGAAAGGGTGTCGTCCTTGAAATTGGCAATCAGCAAACGGAGGGATTGCTTGATCTGGTCGTCCAGACCCTCCATGAAACGGCCGTATCCTTCGTCTGGAACGGCGTTCTGAGCCTCGGGCATGGTTAAGGGATGCGCGACTTGTCCCATTGTCTAGTAGCCCTTCATCTTACGACCACCGTGGCGCCCTTCGTTGAAGGCGGATCCCACGAAAGCGGCCATTCCCTTGGCGTCCTCGAAAACCTTGATGGTGGGCTCCATGTAGGCCCCGGTCACGGCCATTTCCCCGCCCTTGGCCTTCTTGTCCATCGGTTCCTCCCAAAAGCACTTCACCACGAATCCGTTTTCCGCGTACTCGACCTCCAGGCGCTTGAGCATATAACCCATCTTGGCATAGTCCTTGGATTCACGGCCCTCCATCATCTTCCCGTAGGACGGATTGGCGTAGTGTTTACCCTTTTTGTTGTGTGGCACTTGCGACCTCCCTGGTTTCTCTGCGTTTGGCTATCTCTTTCTCGAACTCAAGGGCTTCCTGGGCGCTTTGACGCTCAAGGTTCCGCTTCCAGGTGGCATGGGTGCTACTCCTGACCACTGGCTTCATAACGCGCTCTGGGGCCCCTACATGGCGCTTCTCACGGCCTCGGGCTTGTAGATCCTGAAAGTCGGGGGAGGCAACCACCTGGATACCCTTGCTGGACATAAGAGTGGTGGACAGGGCGGAGGTTTCCTGGCGTAAGCGGATCACCTCACCCTCCAGATATTTCACCTACCTGGAGCGGAACAGGTCAAAGAATGATTGGATGAAGTCCACAAGCCTCATTCGGCTTTCTTCTTCTTGGCCTTCTTTTTGGTTTTGGGTTTCTTATCGGGGTCGTAGGTGTCCAGGTCACAGCATCCACCCGGAAGATTGACGCAGGGAACGGCTCTCAGCTCCACTCTGGATTTACCCAAATAGTCATCCCCGCCATCGGCATTGACGAGGACCAAATTGGCTTTTCCATCGTAGAGTTTTACAACTATAGCGTCTTGGGTTTTTCCGGTGGGGTCAACGTAGGCTGCGGCTTGTCCGACTTCCATGGCGTTTCCTCCATTGGTAAGAACACCCACAAAGCCCACAAAGGTGTCGCCCCTGAAAAACATGACGAAAATCAGGGGCGATTGGCACAAACAACGAAATCAAACCCTAACACGACACCCAGAACAAAATCAATGATACAGGTAGTTGAACTTCTCGATCGGTTTGGGGCTCCACCAGGATCTCCTGCACGACATACATCTATAGGAATTGGGCGGAACGTGCTTCTTGGTCCTCAGACTTTTGGCCCCGATCCGCCTCGCTTTGGCCCCGCACCGGGGGCAGATTACCGTGACTGCGATGGTTTTCTCCCCATCCTGGGCCTCATATACCGCCTGGTCATCCGTCTGTGCGGCCTTGCCTTCTTCTTATCCTTGGCCAGCTCTTGTTGGGCCTTCATCATGGCATGGGTGGCATCTTTTATCCCCTCCAGCTCCCTCTTTATCCGAGACTCGAAAGGCTCGGCCTTGGGCGAATATCGGCTCTTGAGCCCATATCGGCAGCTGTCATAGGGATCGTCCCCGTCAATCTTCATCACATCTTCCACGTTCTTGTCGTCCCGGATCATCATGGGTAGAGACTCGATGATTCCAGTACAGTGGTCCCCGATGATCCAACGCCCGTCCCGGAGCATCTGGTACATCAGCATGGCCCCGCCGATCCGCTCGTTGTTGGCCGGCCGGCAAGTAGGAAACTTCCCTTCCCGGAACACTCGATTCATCTGATCGGCAATAGTGTCAGGGCCCTGCCTATGGGCAAAGGCGTCAGGGGCCAGGTAAATGGTCTGAATCTTGTCCTTTTCTTCCTCTCCCCCGGTCATGCTGATTATCCTAAAGGCCAGATCCTCGGGCGTCATCTTCGACCTCACCAGCTCCCGATAGGTGAAGGTGGTCCCAGAATCGCTCTGACAATGCCAGTAGACCGCTGAAGGGTGCTTATACCCCCAATCCACTGAGATCCACCTGGGCCACCATGGCTTCATCTTCATATCCTCCACTCGACAGGTCATGGTCGCCCTATCGAAAATATCGAAGTAAACTCCCCCCAGAACGTCCCATCGACCCTCCAAAAGCGCTGCCTTGAGGTGATTCGGCAAAGCTGCCAGCTTGGCCTTGTAATCCTCGTCCTGGGCGTAAACAGGGTTATCTGAGAGCAGAGCCGGGATGAACTCATAATCGTCCGGGTTGTAGGCCAAGGCCTGTCCCTCGTCCATCGACGCGGGCGGCTTCTTGTCCAGCCACATGGCTTTCACCCACCCAAAGCCCGGTCCCACGGGATTGGTCGCTCCCGCCATCCTACCGCCCATGTGAGGGCTCCGGTTCCACCCCGAAAGTGTCACCCACTGAGCCAGCGTGAACTGCGTCAGCTCGTCCCATCCCACAAAGGCCCATTCCCCACCCTGATATTGCCAAACATCGTCATCCGTTTTGCAGTATCCGAACTTCGTAACGGATCCATTGTGCCATGTAACTATCTGTTTCTGGGTGTTATAGCTCTTATAGGCCTCCGGGGGGACCAGACGCCTGAAATTCACGATGATCGACGCCTCCAGCTCGGGAAACGTCCTCCGCAGCACCATG